GTTTTTGTTTCCACCCCACCCCCCGCACTTGGCGGCAGCGGGTCGGGGATGGATACCCCTGCTTGGTTAAAGGACGGGTACAGGTAGCCGACTGCGTCGGCAAGTTTGATGGTCAGCGGGTCGCCCTTTGGCGGGTAGAATGTTACCCACTCTTGGAAAAAGCTAATTTGCATAGGTAATTATTTAGATTTTTACAAAATACAATTCAAATCCCCAGGTTTTAGGCATGGGCATAGCCTTGGCGGTATCCCAATAATCTAAGATCATCGCCTGGGCGCTCTCAATATCCTTGAAAGCACCAATGCGCGTGTTTTGCTCCAGCCAACAACCGCCAAGCGCGCGGCCATAGTTCAAGCTCGTTTCGCAAACGTAAGACCTACGCGGGAAGTTGCTAAAATCGTCCTGTGGTGTTGGATATCTGTACCCTTCCGGCACCAGGCCGCGCGGGTCTTCTACGGCATATTTGTTGTAATATACCGTTCCGTTAAGTTGGATGCGATAAGGTGTCTTAACCTTAAACCACACATTAAACTCATCGATTGACTTTGCCAACGGGATAAGGTCGCCGTTGTTGAAGTGGGTAGGTTGAAAGTTTTTCATATTGTTTTGCGTTATTGTTACACAAATATAAATATAATATTCTATTCTACAAATATTCTTTTAAATATTTTGTAAATATTTTTCAGCGATATATATTTGTGTAAAATTTACAAATATGAATAAAGAACAAGAAAAGCAATTAAAGATGGTGAAGACCTTTCACATCTCCCAGGACACCGCCGCCACCTTCGAGGAGCTGCGCCTGGAGCTGTTCCGCTCATCCGGCCTGCGGGTCGGGTCAAGCGATTTTTTTGAATACCTGGTGCGCGAGGCGGCCAAAAAGAACGAAAAACAGTAACATTTAAAACAGAAAACGATGCAGAATCAAAACCACAACTTTCAAAACAGGTCTTTTCAGGACTTGATGGAGACGATCACGGCCAATATGCCGAGCTTGACGTTCTTCGGGATAATCTTAACGTACGGCATTACGGCGGGGTTGAACGTGCATTTTTTGCCGTTGCCCGCCCTCTACAGCATCCCCGCCGCCCTGGCTATCCAGTTTGGCCGCTTTGCGGTGGTCTTCACGGACTTCTTAAACCCGACCGGGAAACGCTCCCCCTGGCCGCCTATCATCGCCACCGCCGCGACGGTGATCGCTTTGGTGGAGTTTGGCTATTCGGTACAGGATATGCAGATGGAATCCACCTGGACGGATGCGCGCTACTGGAGCGTTTATCTCTTCGGCGGGATGCTTATCGTATTTGGCTACATCTTGGAGCTTAACTTTATCTCCAAGGGTGCCGAGGGTTACGGAATGCAACGCGCCCGCGTTATGCCCGGCGCAACGCACGAAGTAACGCAGCGCGCCCGTAACGTTGCCCAGGAATTTAGCGAAGCCGTTGCGCCAAAATCCAGGCCAATCATCGCCGGATTTCAGCATAACGACAAACCGGATGCAACGCCGGAAAAGCACGTTTCAACTGATTCTCCCGCGTTGCCCGAGGACATTGTTCGCGATGCTATCCGGGCACAACAGGCTAAGTTGCGTGCATATCGCCATAAGGCGATTAACGGCATTGGCAACCCGGTAACGGTGAGCAACGGCATTGCTAAGGCGGAGGCGGAGCTGGCCCGGTTGCGCGGGATGCTGTAGCGATATGGGAATAATCATAACGCCCCGGCGCGGTTGCCGGGGCCGCCCCGACAGGGGGACTTAGCGCAAAAAGCCCCGGCCCCTTTACAGGACGCCGGGGCTTGCTAATTTATCACCATCCAAAAAACCAACGTTACTTTTTGAGTGCATCGAAAAGCAGATCTACTGCTTTTACCACAAAGCCCTGTAAGTCTTCGCTCGCCTTGCCCTTTGCCAACAGGGGCACAATCACCGCGCTTTTTACCAGTGCCTCCAGCTCCTCCGACGTGGCCACCGCGCCAAAGTACTGTTTTACCTGTGCCTTGTTGTCTGGAGCCTGATCGCTGTAAATGCGAAGCACGGTAACAACCTGTGCAAACAAAAATACCAGCAAATCCTTTTCGGCCTGGTTATCCGCCGAGGCCACCACCTTTGCGCCGAGCTGCTCGATGTACGCCGCCAGGTCTTTGTTTATCCAGGCGAGGACTGCGCCGCGCACCTGGTCGGCGTTGGCCGCGTTGTCGTCGTTTAGCACCTCCAGGAGCTGCCGGGTAATAGGGAAGACCAAGTTAATGCCATCTTCAACCGTCTGGTTTTCAATCCGCTTTTCGATCTGATTTTCAGCGAAGTTTAGCCCAACTTCCGCGACTTTTTTTACCAGGTCGGAGACTGGTTTTACTTTGTTTTTGCTCATGTGGAAAGTTTTTTAAAAATATTTTGCAAAACACTTGACAAATGTAATATTTAATATTATTTTTGTCATATCAATTAACCACTAATACACGACACGATGGAAAACTTAACAGAAACAATTGAAAAAGCAAAAGAAATAATGACCGCGGCTAATATGCCTTTTGTAACAATTTGGGCATACGGCAAATCAGGCAAATCTTTTGGTTTCAACTTTGAAAGCAAACCAGTTGGATTCACCGTAAAAGAATTTGGCGTAAAAAGAACAGTGCTTCAAGTTATCAACAATATTTAACCCCCAGCCCGGCACTTTAGCCGGGCTTATAACCACTTAAAAAAAACCATCATGACAAGCGCAACCAATCTAAAAAAAGCCGCCACCGCCCTCAACATTACAGTTCGTGAAGTCAATAACGGGACAATGTACGGATTGCAGCTGTCCGATTACGTATACTACTGGTGGGCTATACTTGAAGACGGTACGGCCATCGTCAGCCACATTTACAGCCAAAGAACAGGCAAAACCAGCAAAAACCTCAAGCGCCTTTATGCCGCCGAAAAGAAAATCCAAAGCCTGGCACTTTAGCCGGGCTTTTTCATTTACAGCTTTTTGTTCTTCCCTAAATACCAAATCAAAGCCCCCACCGCCACAAGCACCAGGAACGCAAAAGCGAGGGCAAAATCATACGCGCTCACTTTTTCCCGGTTTTGCGCCGTATGAAATCGGTAATAAACCCAGGGTTGGCCTCCAGTTCGTCTGCCACCTTAAACACGATTTCGGAAATTTCCTTTACCAGCATCCCGATTAAAAACCCCAACGCCGCATAAGTAGAAGGGGTGTCCTTAAAGCCCAGCCAGTGCGCCAGGAATGGCCCGATGGCCACTGATGCGCCAACCCCCAGGATAATCGCCGCGAAGGCCTCCCATACCTTCAGTCGGCGGTGGCGGGCATAGATCAACGCGCCCATAAATGCCCCAAAGGCCAGGAATGGGGCGTTGCTGCCGAGTCCTTCAATAAACTTTTTTATCTCGCTCATTTCCCGGATACTTTATTTTCGTACCATGCTTTACAAATCTCCCAGGCCTTTGGCTGGGTTTGAACGTACGTCCATATCGCGGGAGCAGGCCGCCCCGGGTCATCGTCCACGTGCAAGGTGCTACCCATAATGCCGAAACGCCTAAAGCCTGCATCCCAAAAAGCATCTAACAACTTTATCCAATCCCCCGGATGGCTTATCCCCGCCGCTGGTCGCACGTCCACCGCATAACCTTGTTCGTGCGCGCTCTTAGGCACGGCTCCCGGATGTGTGCGCCGGATGCGCTCAGCATCGGCGGCGGTGCGAAAGGCATGGTTTACCTTTATCGCTTGCCCGTAGATGTCGCGCGCCGCTTGCAGCTTAATCAACGTGCCGACGCGCATCATGCCACCCGTGCCCGGAGCGGTCTTGCTGTCAAACTCGGATAAATTAAAGTCGCGTATGCTTATCATTTCGCTATTTTTTTAGCTCTCTTAGCATTCGGATTAAATACACCTTTTTGTCCATTTCTTTAGAAAAAGCCGCTAAGTCTATGTGCATGGCCTCGCGCTTTGCGTGCATTGCGTTTATTTCGTCTTGCAGCTCCGCAATGTGCAAGTCTAAGAGGTCGGGTAGGGGAGGCTCATCCGGCCACAAAAGATCATGCTTGGTCATCTGATCTCCGGTCTCCACGGTGTCCAGTTCTGCGCCGTGCGCCGCAGGAAAACGACCCTATCCGCATCGCACCAAAGTGCCGGGCTGATCTGGTATAGATTCATCGGCCCGGCTGCATTAAACGCGCTAATCCGCATCGTTGCCCCGACCAAGTACGCCGCCTTTGCAGTACCGCCGCCCCACGTTGCCCGTAGCTTGCTTTGTGCATTTCGGGAAAACACGATTGGGATAGGGGATACCCCCGGCTGCTCAAGCTGCCAAGTGTCCATTAAAAAGGTGCTGTCGTACTGCATCTGTACCTCGGTGAGCGGGCTAACATTATACGCCGCCTGAAAGCCGTTGTCCTGTTGGATAATCGTCGTCCAAAGCCTGTCGGCTTTTAGCACTTCGGTGGCGGCTTGTGCAAGTGCCGAAGCGCGCCGAACCATTGCGCCTTCGGTGTAGTCGGCAAATTGCTCTAAGTCTCCGATAAGCTGCGAGGTCTCGGCATAGCTGCCATTAGCCTGCGTTGTGCGCTGGACTAAAAAGAAATTGCTGCCCTGTTGCACGCTATACGCTGTGTCGGTCTGTGCGGTGGCGAGGCAGGGGAGGAGGGAAAGAAAAAAGAATATGCGTTTCATAGTGTGGAATTTTAATAGATTGAGTAAAAGGTATTTATGTTGCTTTGTATTCCGCTGCGATTTGCGCTTTGGTCTGTATCCCAAATTACAAGCTCCTGAAAAAAGCCTTTTTGCCAATTGTAAGGCGCACCTCCGGCATTCATAATGAAGAAATCGTAACTCATTGATCCAGCTGTAGGATTGTTTGTGCTTGTGTTATTTTTAATCGCCGAACCATTTTCGTGATACATTGAACTCCTATCTGCTGCGGTTGCATTGTCGGCATCAGCATCTATATAAATTAAAGTTTGTGCATTTGCCGTGACAAGATTATTTGCGCTAATATTTGTAATTGGTTGCGGGTCACTCGATGCTCTGGTTACAAAATGCCCTATCGCATTATTTCTACTAACACTCGATCTATCATCATGGAAAAACGCCATACCGCGTGCGCTTCCTGTTAATCTATTTGAACCAAAAAAAGTAAGCACATCATTTGGATTAGTAACATCACTTGGTTGACCGACCCAGTAAAAGGAGTGCGCTGTTCCGTCGTGCATAAAATTTGCCCATGCATTATTGTTTGGAAAAGACATTTCATCGTCAGTTCCGTCGCCATATAGTGCAACTTCATTTTCGCTTTTTTCAAGTACACCAGAATTTACAATACGTGGCTGTCGAGACGTTGTATCTTGTCTAAAGTCTCGCGCGTTTCCAGATTGATCGTAAATTACCCTAACAAAGCAATTTGTAGAAGCGCAAAATGTTTTTAAAGTGGCTGTATCTAAATAATTAGAAACAAAACCTATTGTATCTAAAAGACTATCAGATGACCTTCTAACTACAATACAATCCCCTGTGTATGCAGTGCGTAATTTTCTAAAAGATAAAGCTAATTCTGCATTTGGGTAATCATCCAAAACAAGTGCCGCCGCCGGAGCCGCAAACTGATAAGAGTTAATATATATCTGCCCCGCCGCAATGCCCGGCAACAGCAACAAAAGCCAAAGTATTTTTTTCATATCTTTTATCTTATATAGTAAATTGTAATTTTTAGCCCCTTCGTACCCGTGCCTGCCGTGTCTATGTCTATGGTCATCTCCGCATCATCTGCAATTGCACTATCCGAAATCACCGCCGCCGTGGCAGCCGTTACGCTTGTTTTTTCGTTAGCGTCTATCGTTAGTTTTGTCGCGCTCATTATCGTTGTGCCACTTTCATTAATGTCTATGGTAGGAGTACCCGACGTAGAAGCCGTGTTTACATTTGCTCGAAGTCCGGTAATGGTCATAGCAAAAGGCGCGCGAAAAGTTACCTTAGCCGTGCCCGTTGTCAACGCCGTAGTTTCATCCGATGCGGCTATGATCATGGCCAACGTATCGGATTTTGACCTAAGCACCCCGCCCGACAAGGTCAACCCCGCCCCAACCTGCACCGTGTCCGTTGTGCCGTTGCTTTGCGCGCCGAGTAACCGCGTTGCATCCCCGGCGCGTCCTGCAAAGTTTGTCTTTGCACCCGTTACGGCAGCACTGTCTATTGTCCACGTTGCGCCGCCGCCGGATACGGTGATATCTCCCTTGTCGCCGTCTCCAACGCCGCCGCTGCCTACCTTTGCGTAAGTGCTTAGCATCGCGGCGGTGTCTGCGGCATTTATGTAGGTTAGCAGCATTGCCGCCGTGTCTGCTGCATTTATGTACGTCGTTAACATTGCCGCTGTATCTGCCGCGCTGATGTAGGTGCTTAGCATTGCCGCCGTGTCGGCAAAATTTACATAAGTGCTAAGCATTGCCGCCGTATCGCTAATATTCAACTTTGCAGCTAATTCAAAATCGCGGGCAAATACGGATGTATCGGATATGTTTAGCTTTAGATTTATCCTGTTGGATAGCGATGTAGTATCTTGTTTTTTTAGATACGTGCTAAGCATTGCTGTGGTATCGGATATGTTTAGCTTTAAGTTTATCCTGTTGGATAGTGAGGCTGTATCCGCTGCATTTAGCTTTGAAGCCAAAGCGTTATTAGCCCAGGCCTTCGATGCAAGCACCGACGTATCCGCGCTCACCGTGCCCGTCGTGGTAATAGGGGAGGGGCTGACCGTTATCCCATTGCCCGCGCTGATGCTTGTTACCGTGCCGGAGCCACCCCCACCGCCACCGCCACCCGCGCCGATGCTGTCTTTGACGGCCTGCGCCAAATCGTCCCACGTCACCGCGCCCGCGTCTATGCTCCAGGTCTCGCCGAAGCTGCCAGAGACGCTAATATCGCCTTTGTCGCCGACCAATTTTACGCGGGTATATTTTGCGATGCTGTCCAAACGGCTTTTCTTCCAAGACCCACCCTGTATGTAGTACAGTTTTACCGTGTCGGCTGCCGTGCCCGCGCTGATCTCCGAATCGCTAAGGACGTTGACCGTGTCCTTTGCGGTCTGTGCCCCGGCCAGGGCGGGGAGGATGAGGAATAAAAATAATATGCGTTTCATAGTGTGCGTTTTTTTAATTTAATTACCTGATGCAGTGCCGACCCAGTACCAAACATTATTAACCCTGGGAAACGTTATACATATTAGCCGAAAATTTGGCACGTCCTGAATATCAATTCCATTTTTCACAACCCATTTACTCACTGCCGTATCGTAATATCTAAAATAATTACCTGTTGCAGTTTTTAACGTAATTGTGCCAGCGTAACTATCGTTATAGTTTTCGGTGATAAAATTTATTTCAAATCCATTGTAAGTAAAAGAAGGGTCTGGTAATACAATTTCTTTATTTGCCGTTGTAAGGCTATCTATATATGTATATACGTTCAATTTTCTAAAAGCCCCAAACGTGCCATCAATCCAATTTGCAACGGAATTTGATGCGCTATCGTTTAAAATATAATAATTTATGCCGTATTGAGATGGCCCTACCGCGTAATTTGCAATTTTTAAAGTTGTTACTGCTCCATCCGCAATATTAGCCGATCCAACCCCCTTGACCGCCAACAACTCCCCAGAGCTATTTTTCCCGTACAAGCTATCCACCGTGCCGGACGCACTGCGTCTAATTTTAACTACCCCACTACTGGCAATAGTAAAATCCGGGTCAAGGCCGATGCTGTCCGCGCTCGTATTCCCGCGCATCGTTATCTGTCCTCCGGTCATATAAATTTCTGCATTGTTGCCCCCGGTTTCGTCCTGCTTTATGCCGTACTGATTTACCACGGCATTATTTCCGGTCGTGGTATTGCCCACCAGGACAAAGTCTTTTTTTATTTGCACATAGTCCGCGCCGCCCGCTGCCTGCCTGAACTGCAAATCTGCGTTCCCCATGCTGATTAAGCGGTTGCCCTTCAACGTCGCATCCATGTTATACAGCGAGGTATCTTTGCCCGGCTGCCAGATCGTGCCGTTGTATCGCAGAATATCGCGCGCTACCGCGCCCTGGGTATTTACGTTGTGCAGCTCGCCCAGCTCGTAGCCATTTTGCACCTTTACGAATATCTCGCCGTTGTTCTTTTTCGTGATCACATAGCCCACAAGTACGCTATGTATCGGGGCTGTCGGCTTATCGTGCGTAAAGCCGCCCGGCACGGTATCCAGCCAAAGGGCTTCCCCTTCCGTTAGCGCGCTTGTATTTATGCCCTTAATGTATCCGCTTACGAAAACAAAGCCGCTATCGTTATTATCTATTGCCTCCGCTGTTATGCCAAAAGTCACTGAGCTGCTCATTTCCGCATCCGCATCCGCTAAACTAATTTGCGGACGTTGCCCCGTTGCGCCGGAGATATAGACAACTTTGCCCTTTGCAATTTGGCTTCCGGTAACGTTGCGCACCAGGTGCGCCTCGGCTTGGCCCAGGGGCATTTCTATGTCTCCGCTCATGCCCAGGTGTACCGTGCCGCTTTGCGCATTCCAAATCATTTTGCCCGTTGTTGCCGTTCCCTCGTAGGTCGTTACAAATTGTATGCTATCAACCGGATTGAATTCACCTGCCGCTAAAATGCTATCTTTTAGTGCCTGCGTTAAATTATCCCAGTCCACCACCGCCGTATCTATCATCATCACTGCCCCCGCATCGCTTACGATTATGTCGCCCTTGTCGCCGTTGGGTATCGGGTCAAATTGCACCTGCTGACCGTTTACCGTTAAAAATATCGTTGTTTGCGACCCGCTTTCGACAACGCCCACCACCGCGTTCCCATCCCAGGGGAGGCGCACGTCCGTTAAATTGTCCACCACGACCGAGGTTTCCCCGGATGCGCCCTGCGTTACGCTTAGGTTGGTTACGCTGTTTATGGTCATCGTGCTATCCGTTGCCGCAAGCGTTATGTAATCACCCGCAACAAAAGCAACGCTATCCCCCGTGCTGCTGCGTAACGTCACCGGACTTGTTGCTCCTGCAAAGCTCAAATCCGTTTCCCCCGTGCCACCCAGTGCAATGCTGTCTTTTACCGCCTGGCTTAACATCGCATAGTCAACGTGCCCCGCCGGGATCGTTACGTCTAAAAATATTTGCCCATCCTGCGCCGCCGCAACTTCCGTAACGGTAACAAGCCCCGTGCCCGTTATCGTTACGGCGTGCGTTATGGTCGTTACGGTAAGTATTCCAATCACCGCGTTCCCATCCCAGGGGAGGCGCACGTCCGTTACGTTATCAACTATTACCGTTGCGCTTGTGCCGCCTTCGTCGGTATCGCTAAGGTACAGCGTTGCCCCGTTACCTCCATCCGCGCCAACGCCAAGCTGTTGCGCTGCGCCGCCGTCCACGCGCTGCCATCCCTGTTTTGTTTTGATATAACGGTACAGCACGGCGTTGACCGTATCCAGGAGAAAGTACGCATTAGCAAGTGCGGCGGGCTTCACCGTTACCGTATCCGCGACCGTGCCCCGGTAGATCAGGCCGTCGCCCGTGGTCTGCCATCCCAGGCGCGACTTGTTCCCGGTGGCCGGGAACTGCCCGTAGGCAGCCCCGGCGATGAAAACAATCAACAGTATGCCTAAAAAACGATGCAGCATTATTGTATAGTTGTAAATACAATTTCGTAATTACTTCCGTCGTAGTGCGAATTCGGGTCTATCGTGATTATTGCCCCGGCCTTGCTCCACTGGCTACCCAGTAGCTTTTGCCCATTTTGATATACGGTAATTTGCGCCTCGTTGGCAGGCATTGCCCCGTCGTTTGCTGTAATGGTTAGCGTGCCTGAGCTTGTATCTAAAAACTCCTGTCCAAAAATTCGCACGCTTTGAACCTGTGGCTGCGCGCTGATGCTTTGCCCGACGTATGCGCCAACGCCGCCGCTTCGTAGCGTGCCTCGCGTTGTCGCGCCCCGGCTGCCTAAGTTTTCCTCCTCTATTAATTCCACGGTCTTTTCTGTCCATCCGCTCGCTGCGCTTTGGAGCCGGAACCAGTCGCCGGAGGTGATTTCAGTCTGTGGATCGAAGTCGCACCCGGTTGTTATCCAATAGGCGGATGCGTAGTATATAGCCAGGTGCGGCAATAGGCATTTCTCCGCCGGGGCTAAGTTCTGAAAACTGCCCCGGATATAACGCTGTACTGGCGTTAGTTGCCCGCGGATGATTTCGTTTGCCAAAAGTTGGCTAAAGGCTTTGCCCGTACCTGTGTTGCCCACCTTCCATGAATCGCTAAGCACCCAGGCCGAGGCATTGTCGTAAACTTCTATGTGCCCGGGTGCCACGGTGGTGGGGCCGTCGCCTATGCGCGTGCTTACCTCTATCTTTTTGCTTGCAAAAGCATTGTTTTCAGCTGCATATCTAAGCACGTCGCTTTGTCCGTCGAACGTGCCCACCTGCAACACTTCCAGATAATTTGTAAATACGGAAAAGGTATATTCTATGTCTCCTGGCAGTTGTGCCGGGGTGCTGATGGATTTTTCTACTCCCGACATCGTATAGGCTTTGTATGCTTCGATGTTGAAGGCAATTTCTCCTATTGCATTTGCAGGCAGGGGAGGGGTGACCAGGTTTAGCCGCATGATCGTAGCCACCGGCACCGGATCGCCGTCTTCTAAAATAATTTGCGAGGTGATATAGTAATATTTGCTTGTGTCCGTTGTCCAGGCCGCTTCGCCTTCTGTCCAGCCTCCCACCAGGCGATGATTCCCGGCCCGGATAAGCACGCGAAAGACAAAGAAGAAGTTTTCGAAAGGATTTACATCTATCCATTCACTTTCCAGTTTTAGCGTTGAAGTGTAGCTAATGCGGGTCTCGCCGCCAAAGCCTGAGACAAAGACCCCGGTTGAAACCAGGCTTGTATTATGCGTGAACACTTGCCCGGCCAACAGATTAACCGCTTGCAGGTGCTGATAATCTACCGTTAGTTTTTTGATCGGTGCGTAATAGCTAAAAAAGCCGCCGGAAAAGCGTAGCAGTTCCGACGTGTTTAGCGCGGTCTGATTGTGCGTAATACTTAGATTTTGCCCGGTGGCGATGCTTTCTGTGCCGTCGAGGTGGTACGAAAAAACGGTCTTGTTGTTGCCCGTTAAGTATTCGTTTACCTGGATAAACCAAAAGTGTTTACCGCTAAACATAATCCGCGCCCCCCAGGCCGTTGCGATCTGGTCAAGGATATCGTAACAACTATAAAAACGCTCGTTGCCCTTGTTGTCCACCCAGTAAAAGGCGTTGCCGTTGATCCTGGAGCGGCTGAGCGGGTTGATGTTGCTTGAATAGGCATAGCTATCTTCGTGCCAGTTGCAAACGACCTTTAAAATGTTCTGATCTATCGTCTGCATATAGTTGACAATGCCGGATAGCTTTCCAATGCACCGTAAAATTATTGTTGTGAACGTATCGAATCCGGTGTAAGATGTTGTACCTGCAATAGCGTAGTCTATGCCCTTCAACAAGCCAATGCCGTCGGTGGCGGTGATGTTTGCCACATAGCCAATCTGCAAAGGCACATCCTCGATGCTTATCAAGTCGGTGACAATGTACCCCGTCCAGTTCTGCACCAGGCCGTCTATGTCGCTATATTGGAAGGATAGTAACAAAGAACTTTCCTCAGCCGTTACCAGGCTATCAATAAAGTCCTGTATATCCTGATGATCAACGACAATGCCAAGTTGCAATTCACTGCCAATAACGCCAACAAAGCGTTCCTTTGTATCGTCACCGCGCCAATTAATCTTTAAGGAAACGGCCTTAAACTCTGCACTTACACCGGAGTAGTTGCTATCCGATATAACGACCGAATAGGTACTTTGCTTTTCGCTTTGCCATTGCCCTTGCAACCTTGTTCCCATCAGCGCACCCGGTTTTGGCGCAGCTGTGCGCGTTCAACTAATAGCAACAAGTCGTTGCCGCTTATCCTGGCCTCGGCAACCATGCCCCCACCTCCGGCACCATCCAAAAGGCTGCGAAGTTTAGAAAGCGGCGCGATGACCTCCGGGTCAATTCGGGCGTTCGGGTTGTCGCCGACGGTGGCGAGGGTGGGAGCGTAGGCAAGACCGCCCTTTGCGAGTTTTGGCGGAGATATTTTGTTAACAAGCGTATTAAATAGCAACGCCGCCGCGCCGCCCGCCGCGCCTGCGATTGGTACAGCCAGTGGCCCAAGTGCTTTTCCGATTGGGCCTTTTAAAATATTACTTACGATACCAGTTACACCTTCTTTTATAAATGCGCTAATTGTTTGCCGTGCTGCCTGCAACGCCGCATTTCCAAGTTTTCTAAGATTCGTTTCCCCCTGCGCTGCTAAGTCGGCAAAGGCAGAGGCGGCGGCGAGGGTTGCATCACCAAGACCCTCAACAATTGTTTTTGGCTGCTGTATGGATAAAAGCGTTTCCCTAAATCTTGCTGCTGCCGCCTGCGCCTGGTCAAACGATGCCCCCAGGCTAAGCGTTGTTGCTGCAACAGCTTGTGTAGTCAAATCAAGGGTTTGGAGTAGGGGTATATCGAAAAATTCACGGGGTGCGGCGGTGGCGGGGGAGGGGGTTGGCTGACCCTGGGCGGAACCGGAGCCCCTGCCCGTTGCTCCATTTCTTGTAAAGCCATCCGTTTCAAATGCCGTTGTTAAAGCCGCGTTAGGTCGTGTTATTTCAGGCAAACTAAACGCACTTGATATTTTAGCCTTTATGCTGTCAATAACTCCATCTAAGCGGTTTGTTCCATCCTCAAAGCCATCAGCAAAACCTTCGCCAAACGTTTTGCCAATATTAGAAAAGCTTTGCTTACTTGCAGCATCACCAAAGGCTTTAAAAGCTTCCCTAAAATTACCCTGGCCTAATTGCCTGAACCCTTCAGCTATATTTCCAGCAACATCACGGGCTAATTGTGCAAGCGCTTTAAAGCCGTCTATGAGGCCATTTATAATTTTTCGGACTATCTCAAAACGGTTGTACAAATAAATCGCGGCGGCGGTCAATGCTACGACCGCGCCAACGGCAATGCCGACGGGGGTAGTAAAAAAGACAAAGGCTTGAAATAATTTTTTAACGCCTCCGGTTAATAAGGCCGCTCCTTTAAGTGCCAACTGATATGCGCTTGCAAGTTTTGCGACGATAATCAACACCGGGCCAATAGCCAAAAGCAAAAGGCCAAAGCGTAATATATTTTTTTGTGTGCTTTCATCAAGGCTTGCAAACAAATCCACCAGGTATTGAATGCCGCGGGCTAATTTATCCAATACTTCAGAAAGGTTAAACGTTTCGTTTATGGTATTGCCAAACTGCGTTAACGATTGCCGCAAGCTGTCGCGTAAATTTTCAAAAGCATTGGACAAGCCGCCCTCTACCCGGTCAAGTTTTGCAAGTTCTTCTGTTATTTTGGCGATAAATTCGGCGGATGTAATGCCTAAAGCCTGTAATTGTTCTGAATCCGCCGTCCCGAATGCTTGAACCAATGCAGGTCGTATTTCAAATATCCTTTCGCCCAACTGATTTATTTCTTCAGCTGATATTTTACCTTTTGATGCAATTTGCGTTAACGCCAACACCGCGCCATCAAGCTCCGCCGCCCCACCGCCGGAGCGCGCCACCGCGTTGCCAAATTGCTCTACGACCCGCGCCGCTTCCCCGGCATTTAGTCCAACGGCTTGCAGGCGCGTTGATGCCCTTACAGCTTCATCGAATGCAAGCCCCGGGGCTTCGGCGATCCGGCGCAAACGTTCTATTTCCTCGCCAACATTTGTACCCTCTTTGGCAACGGCTGCAAATGCTTTTTCAAGGCTTTGAAAATCCCCGAACGCTTGCACGGAAGCCGCGCCCAGGGCGGCCAAGGGTAAGGTAAGAGATTGCGTAAGGTTGGTGCCAATATTTTCAAAGGTGCGCTGAAAGCGGTTGATGCGGCGTTCGACCTGCTGCATCCCGCGCTCAAAGTCCCGCACGCTCGCGCCTATCCTTACGTTCAAATCCGCTATTCCTGCCATATCAAATCGTTCTTACTATGTCTAAATTAACGTCCAAGCCTTCGCGCACGATGATTTGTGCCGCTTTGCGCTTCATTAATTCAAGTGCTTTGCCTTTTACTTGCTGGAGCGCGGGTATCATAATGCGATTTCGGAAGGCTACCGCGCTGCCGTAAACAATATGTGCATAGTATCCATCTATCTTGCTATCGTTGTCAAATATGCGCTTTGCTGTTCCGGTAATCGGGCCACGACCACGATAATAAGGGCCAATAATAACCTTATAAGTCTTTTTCTTATACTTCTGCCTTCTTTCGGCAATATCTACGATAGACCTTTTAAGGTTATCAGGATGGTATTCACCTACCTTGCGCCCTTTGCCCTTTGGGGCTTTCAATTTGCCTATAATTTTAGGCGTGTTGTAAGTATAGTGAATTTTGTTATTTACAAATGCGTTTTGCGCCCGCTTTCTTGCACTTGCAATAATAACCGGAGCGGCGGCAGCGGCAATTTCCTGCCGTAAATCCCACCGCTTTATTTCGCGAAATAAAGCAACAATGCGGCGCGTAAAGTCATCCCCGCCTTCAAGCCGGGCGTTAACGGTTGGCGTTAAATCCACCCGTGACCGTTGCCTGTTTTGAAATCGATTAAAATTGCCGCTTACTGCCATTGTGATTTCATTTCAGCGTCCCATTTTGCAAATAATTCCCGCCGTGCCGCTTCCTCGGCTGCTTTGTCCACCGGAGCCGCTGCCGTTGGCCTGATCTCCCACGGAAAAGTGATAAGGTCTTGCGGCTTTAGCGTTTTGCCCTTGCTCATGTGTGGCTGCAAACTAATTGCGGCCATCCACCGCGCGCGTTCCCAGTCGTCCTGCCGTTGCGTGCTTAGTGCTTCGGCGCGCGCTTCGATTGTTAGGATAACGCTTTTAAGAGTCATATCCCAGAAATCACTGGGCGCAATGCCGTAAGTACCAACTGCAAAACGTTCTACCTGCCCCAGCGTTAGCGCTTCGCCTTCGTCGGGGCTTTCGGGTTTCCCTCAGCGCCGGGCATGGACTTTGCGACAATGTCCATGGCCTTTTCCAGGAAGGCCGGGTTTTCATCCAGCAGGTCGCAAACGTCGAGGAGCGTATAGGGAAAGTCTTTTCTTTCCTTCCGGTGCCCGTCTTTTATGCCGTGCCAAAGCAGGCTAACCAAAATTTTAGGCTCCATGTTTTCCCCGAGCTTCGAAAAGTCGGCTAAGGTCATGTTATGATCATCGCAAAAATGTGCGAGGGCGGCCATGCCAAAAGAAAATGGTACCTGTCCGCCCTCGATTTGTATATACTGTGTTGCTTTCATAAATTGAATTGATTTTGTTAGGTTGTCATCGTCACCGCGCCCGTAATCGTCCAGGTTGCGCTGTACGTTGCGTTTTCTTCAACTGCTGCGCTCATTTCAAGGCTGGTAATAAATGCCGTGCATTGCCAGTACGGGGTTCCGGTCACGTTGGGCTGGAATTTCACCAAGAGCTTTGTCCCTGCATTGTAGTGCGTAAACAAGTCGTCCACGCCCAGGTTCGTGGTGTCAAAAGCGATCAGCCCTTCGCTTTGCAGCGTGCCGGAGCGGCGGCCTGGCTCTGCGGAGGTGTAGGATGCGACGTTGTCCTTTGTTAGCGTTTCCCGCGTCTCGGTAGATAGCGACATGGTACAGTTTGTCGCCTCACCGATGGCTATGCCGCTTGCATAAATTCGAAAATTAGTTCCATTTACAACCGTTGCCATGTCGTTTATTTTA